ACAGCAGTTAATGGTGATCAATTATTAATTAACACAACAGGAACTGGTGGAGGCTTGAATGCTCCGGTTACAATAACATTACCAGCTTCACCTGCAATAGGAAATGAAGTAACTTTTATAGATAGTGGAAATGGTTTTGGATCTAACAATTTAACTATCGGTAGAAATAGTCAACCTATTTTAGGCGCTGCCTCTAATTTAACAGTGTCCACAAATGGAGCTGCATTTACTTTGGTATATGTAAACTCTACAAGAGGCTGGATCTATAAAGACAACATATAGGAGCATAAATTATGGCTCTAATCGATTTTAAAGTCTTACCAGGAATTGATAAACAAGACACTGAATCTGGTGCAGAAAACAGATGGGTTGATTGTGATAATACAAGATTTAGATATGGTTTACCTGAAAAAGTAGGCGGTTGGTCATCATTAGTCACAGACACTATTGTTAGTGTTGCAAGAAAAGAATTTGCTTTTGTAGATCTAGAAGGCAATAGATACGTAGCTATTGGTACTGATAAATTTTTACTTATATATTTTGAAGGACAACTATATGATGTTACTCCTGTAAAATCTACAATTTCAAGTGTTGTAATGTCTGCTCAAGATGCAACTAAAGAAGTTTCGTTAACATTTTCTTCAGCACATAACTTACAATCAGGTGATATAATTTTATTAGATAATGTAACAGTACCAAGTGGTATTGGTTTAACTGATGCTGCATTTGAAGATAAACTATTTCAAGTTACAAAAGTCACATCATCTTTAATTGCAATTGTTACTGGAACACAAACTACAACTGGTGCTGCTGGGGGCGGTGCATGTTCTGTTATTCCGTATGAACCTGTCGGCCCTGCTGCACAATCATATGGTTATGGTTGGGGTATATCAGAATGGGATGGTATAGTTTCAGGAGCTTTACAAAATACATTAAATGGAACACTAGCAGATAATACTAGTGGTACCTCAGGATCTAACATAGCTCTAACTTCTGCTACAGGTTTTCCTACAGCAGGTAGAGTACAAATTGGTACAGAATTAATTTCTTATACAGGTATATCAACAAATAATCTAACAGGTATTACAAGAGCTGTAGATGGTTCAACAAGAGCTGCACACTCAAGTGGTGCAACTGTAACTAACGCTGCAGACTTTGTTGACTGGGGTGAAGCCTCTTCTGCATCAGAAGTGAGTCTTGAACCAGGCCTCTGGAGTTTAAGTAATTTTGGTCAAGTGTTAGTTGCAACTATTGCTAATGGTAAAACATTTACATGGAATGCTGGAGACGCTGCAAGATTAACAACTAGAGCATCTACAACTACTTCTGGTTTTTCTACATCAGCTAACCCAACAGCAACAAGAGTTACATTAGTATCTCCAACAACACGTCACTTAATTCATTTAGGTACAGAAACTACAATTGGTAATACCGCAACACAAGACAATATGTTTATAAGATTTTCTGATCAAGAAAACATTAATGATTATACACCGACAGCTATTAACTCAGCTGGATCACAAAGATTGCAAGATGGTACAAAAATTATAGGAGCTTTAAAAGCTAAAGAATCTATTTTAGTTTGGACAGATAATGCATTGTATACTATGAAATTTATTGGTTCACCTTTTACATTTGGGTTTGAACAAGTTGGTACTAACTGTGGATTAATTGGTAAAAATGCAGCTGTTGAAATAGATGGTGCTGCTTTTTGGATGAGTCCAAATGGTTTCTTTATGTTTGATGGTACAGTTAAATCATTACCCTGTTCTGTTGAAGATTATGTTTACGATCAAGCAGATACAACTAAAGGTCAACAAATATGTGCAGGTTTAAATAATCAATTTACAGAAGTTGTTTGGTACTATCCATCAACTAATTCTGCATATAATGATCAATATGTAGTATTTAATTATGGTGAAGCAATGAAAGGTGGTGTTTGGTATATTGGAACAGAAGCTAGAACATCTTGGATAGATTCAACTGTATATCCAAAACCTTTTGCAACTAAATTTAATGCGTCAGCTTCAGGTAGTTTTCCTGAAATTATTGGTGAAGATGGATTAGGTCAAACAACATTATTTGAACATGAAATAGGAACTGATCAAGTTAATGCAGATGGTAGTACAACAACAGTTACCTCATTTGTAAAATCATACGATTTTGATATACAGTCAAGACAACAAAATGCACAAGGTAAATCAACAGGCCCTAGTATATCTGGAGAAGTATTTTTAGCTATGAGAAGATTTGTACCTGATTTTAAAGATTTACAAGGAAATGCTAAGGTAACATTAGCTGTTAAAAGATATCCTCAACAATCAGATACGACAACAAGTTTAAGTCCCTTTACAATTAACTCAAGTACTGATAAAAAGGATACAAGAGCCAGAGGCAGGTTTGTTAACATTAAGATAGAAAATACAGATGTTAGTGAATCTTGGCGTTTTGGTACATTAAAAATTGACATACAACCGGATGGAAGAAGATAATGGCAAAAACTTTAGCACAATTAGTAAAAGAATATTTAGCACAACCTTTTACTAACTTTAATTATCCTGATACTTCATCAGATACACCTGAAGAAAAAGAAGAAAAAGAAGAAGAAACTAAAAAACCTATTATTTACATACCACCTAGTGGTGATGGCGGCGGTGGTATTGTAAGTTTAGGTGGAGGTGATGGAACTTTTATAGGAGGAGGAGCAACTCTTGAAGATGCGGGTGGAACTTATCCTGGAGGATATCATTCAGCAGAAGGTGGTTTTGAATTTACAGGTGGTGATGGTGAAATTACTGCTGACGGACCTGGTTATGGTACAATGGGAACTACTGGTTATGGTGGTGGTCAAGATTTAGGTGGAGGTGAAATTACTGCTGACGGACCTGGCTATGGTACAATGGGAACTGGTATAGGTGGCATGGGTTTAGGTGAAGTTACTGCTGACGGCCCTGGTTTTGGTTCATTGGGAACTGGCATAGGTGGTAGTCAAGGTTTAGGTGCTGATGCTAATGATGGTTTTGCTGGTGGTCAAGATTTTGGTGCTGATGCTAATGATGGTTTTGCTAATGATGGTTTTGATGATTATAGTGATGATAGTTATATGGCCGGTGATGATAGCAAAGCTTCTCCTACAGGAAGTATTTTTGATAGTCCAGCACCCTCAAATCCAAATGCACGAGAAGGTGCAGATGAAGGTGGAAATAGAAAAATAGTTTGTACTATGATGAACCAATCTTACGGCTTTGGATCTTTTAGAAATAAAATATGGATGAAATTTCACAAAGACCTTTCACCTGAATATCAAAAAGGTTATCACAAATTATTTTTACCATTAGTTAAAATTGCTAAAACAAATAAAGTAGTTAAAAAAATATTAGAACACATTGCAGTTCATAGCACTATAGATATGAGACAAGCAACAAGAGGTAAGATTCATTTACTAGGTAGAATATATAGAAAAATACTTTTACCACTTTGTTATATTGTAGGAAAACATGGCTAAAGTAGTAGTTAGGTTACCTGAGCCTAAAGAAGAGTACGACTTTTCTAACCAAAAACAAATTAATAGAGCGATTGCTTTAGTAGTAGAACAATTAAATTCTACATTTTTAAACGAACAAAAACAAGAACAAGAAAGGTTTGCTTGGTTTAATGGCTAACATATATACAAATGCAAAAGTAGATTTAACTACAACAAATGCTACTACATTATACACAGCACCTAGTAATTCTAGAGCTATTATAAAATCTTTATTAGTATCAAATGATGCTGGAAGTGCAGCAACGATAACAGCGACATTAACTAATGCTGCAAGTGCTGTATTTAATCTATTTAATGTAAAATCAATAGCTTCTAATACTGCTGTACAATTGTTATCTGAACCATTAGTATTATTAGAAAGTGAAATATTAAAAGTCACTGCATCTGATGCTAATGAATTACATGTCGTAGCATCAATATTGGAAATTAACAGGGATTAAGGAGAAAAATATGGCGTTTAAAGAAGAAGGTGAAGTAACATACACAGAGATAAATGGTAAAAAAGTACCAGTCGTTAAGTGTGAAACAGAAGTAGTATTGCGAAATACTAAAACTAATGTAGAATATAATTCAGATAAAGAAGCTGAAGATGATATTGCAAACCCATCAACTGCTACTCAAAAAGAAGATGTTATGCGTTCTTTAAAAATAAAAGTAGCTGCAATGCCGGTACTCGGCGCTGGATCAGATAAGGAATAAACTATGCCAATCTCAAGATCACAAATGCCAAGACAAATGTACGGACTAGGAAGTCTGGTAAAGTCTATTGGTAAAACTGTAAAAAAAGTAGTCAAGTCACCTATAGGTAAAGCTGCTATTTTAGGTTTTACTGGAGCAGGTCTTATGGGATTAGGTCCTTTATCTGGACTAGGTGGATTTGGTGCTAAAATGGGTTCTTTATTTAGTGGTGGTGGTGCAGGTTTAGGAAGCATGTTTGGTAAAGTTAAAAATTTATATACAGGTTTAAGTGGTGCACAAAAATTAATGGGAGCAGGTAGTTTAGGTTTAGCAGCTTTAGCAGGTGCGCCTGAAGAAGTTCAAATGGAATCACAAAGAAATGTTGGAGCACTCAGAAAATATTTAGCTTCTTACTATAAAAATTTAGGATACTCTGCAGATCAAATAGCAGAAAACGTAGCAAGAGATACGTCTGAATATACTTCTGGTCAAGGTGGTTATGCCATGGGTGGTAGAGTTAATTATCAAAGTGGTACACCTAAAAATGTAATATTACCTAAAGCTAAACCACGAGAAAGCAAGGGTAAAAGAATACTAGATCTTTTAGCTAATAATAAACAAGGTGCTATTAATACATTAGGTGCTAAAGGTTTATTTGATTTAGTTGGACAATCTGCTGTACAAGCATATAGAAAAGGTGAAATTAGTAAATCACAATATGATAGTATGATTAAACCTTTTTTTGGTGAACCTAGTGAAAGATTAAGTAAAAGAGTATTTGAAGAAACAAAAGAATTAAGAGCTAATGGTGGTAGAATGGGTTATGCAGAGGGTATGGAACCTTTAAATGTGTTAGCTGAACTTTCAAGAGATTTACCTAAATCTTTAGGACCTAATAAAATTAAACGTGACAAAGATGGAAAAATTATACCACCCCCTCCTCCTTTAAAAGGACCTAATAAAATTAAACGTGACAAAGATGGAAAAATTATACCCTCATCTCCTCCTTTACTTATGCCTATTAAAATGCCAGATCCTTTAGAAAAAATATTAAAAAATATGACACCTGAAGAAAGAAAACGTCGAGAAATAATAAATAGAAATAATGCAGCTACATATAAAAAAATTCAACAAAGTGTAATGGAAAAACTTTTAAAAATAAGAGAAGGAATGCCAGAAAATGAAAGAAATATGAGACCAGTACCTATAAGAAAAATAGGACCTGAAGGTATATCAGGAATGGCTTATGGTGGTAGAATAAATCGTGCTTATGGGTCTGATGATTTAGTGGAACAGGCTTCAGGGATTGAAGGACTAGATATTAATATCAATCCTAAGGGTGTAAAAGAGCTAGATTTAAGAGAAACAGGTGGATTTATTCCTCCAGTTGGTGTAAAAGAAAAAGCAGATGACATTCCTGCAATGTTATCAAACAACGAATTCGTATTTACTGCTGATGCTGTAAGAGCAGCAGGTGGTGGTAGTGTAAATAAAGGTGCTCAGATTATGTATGACACTATGAAAAAATTAGAAAACGGAGGAACAGTATAATGGCAGTTACTGAATCAAGAGTATTACCCGCAGAGTTTATAGAAGCAGGTGGTAAAACATTTTTAAGTGATTTATCATCAGCAGTTGGACAATTTAAAGGCGCAGACCTTTCTAAAGTTTATGGTCCACAAAATATTGCTGGAATGGATCCATTACAGCAACAAGCTATTAAAAATTTACAATCAGGTCTCGGTTCATATGAACCTTATATTCAAGCTGCAGGTGCAGCTACAGGTCCTACAGGCTATCAACAATTTATGTCTCCTTATCAAAGAGATGTTATTGATGCTACATTACAAGAATATGATCAACAAGCAGGAAAAGGCTTAGGTGCCATTGCAGATTCAGCAATAGCTTCTGGTGCTTTTGGTGGATCAAGAGAAGGTGTTGCACAAGCAGAGTATATGTCAAATTCTGATAGAAATAGAGCAGCTTTACAAGCACAATTATTGGGTCAAGGATTTACTCAAGCTAATGAATTAGCACAAAATCAATTTGCTAACCAAATGAATTTAGCTCAAAGAGTTCCTGCATTACAGGGTCAAGACATTGCAGCTTTAACAACAATGGGTGGTACAGTTCAAGCTCAAAGACAAAATGAATTAAATGCACAACAACAATTAAATATACAAAAATTAAATCAACCATTAACTGCAGCACAGCAATATGGTTCAGGTGTAACACAATTAATTGCAGGTTATCCTGGTAAAACTACACAAGACATAACACCTAATCCAAGTGGCCTACAATCTTTAATTAGTGCGGGATCAGGATTAGCAGGAATTTACAGAACGTTAAACCCAGTTCAACAAACAACAAGTTAATATGAGCAAAGTATTTAGAAGACCCATGTTTAGAGGCGGATCTACCAATATGAATGGTATTATGTCTGGTATTGAAGATAGAAAAAATTATGCTAATGGACCAGAAAATCCTGCTGCAACTCCTGTTTCTGCTGGAGATAGATACAAAGAAATATATGATAAATATGCACAACCAACTATTGATCCACTTGGTAAATATTTAATTCAAAGTTCACTACAAGGTTTTTCTGAAAATAGAGGTGGAAGTACTTTAGGTAATTTAGGTTTAGCATTTGGTGGAGAAAAATTAAATACATTATTTTCTGATATAGAAAGTCAAAGAACAGGCAAAAGAGACATGGAGCTTGCTAAACTAGGTTATGATATTGATGAAGAAGAAAGACAAGCAGCTATTGCAAGAGAAGATGAATTAAGAACACAGCAACAAGGTTTTGATCAAAGTTTATTAA